CAGGAGAGATGCTCCATGCGTATCATTAGGATTCTTGTTGGGATGTTCTTGCTCGCTGCACCCGTGTCGGCGCAGACGCCGGTCATTGTTGGACCATCCACCGTGTTGGCGTGGGACGCCTGCGCGCCGGTCTCGGTCATCATCACCTACACGTTGACCGTGGATGGCACGACGCAGCCGGGCCCTCTACCGAACGTGACCTGTGTCGCGGGGACCGGGACGCTCGCCGCGTGTGCCACGGCGTTTCAGACATGCTCGGTGCCGGCGTCCGCGATTCCCGGCGGCTCGCATACGTTGACACTCACGGCCACGTCCGGCGGCCAGACCAGTCTACCGTCTACACCGTTCTCCTACATCGTGTTGGCCATTCCGGTGCCGTCGGGGTTGCGGCTGCGATGAGGCCGACGCTGCAGCCGTTCTATCCGCGGGAGCTCGGCGTGAAGCCATGGGGCACGGAACTCCTCGTGGCCGAGACGAAGGACTACATCGGCAAGGTGCTGTTCATGCGGGCGGGCACGTCCGGCGCGATGCAGTATCACGAGAAGAAGGACGAGACGTTCCACCTCTACAGCGGGAAGGCCCTCATCCGGACGAAGACCGAGGACGGGTCGATTGTGGAGTGGGGGATGTCGGCGGGGGAGTCGTATCACGTCCCACCCGGTGCGATTCATCAGGTGGAAGCGCAGACGGAGTGCGTGTTCTTTGAAGCCAGCACGCCCGTGTTTGACGATCGGGTGAGTGCGTGATGGGCTCTCTGAATCGGACTCGAACCGACTTTGGCTTGCCCCTACTGTTGACCCCGATCACGGGCAGTATTCGTGCACCTATGCCCAATTACTTGGGCAGGGGGAGAGCGTGTCCCGTCCACGCCGCAGAGAGCCGATGAACATTGTAGCACTCATCCCGGCGCGGGCCGGATCGACACGCTGCCCTGGGAAGAATACCCGCCTGCTCGGGGGCACGCCGCTGCTCGCGTGGACGATTGCCGCGGCCCAGGAAAGCGGCTTGTTCTCGGCCATCTACTGCTGCACGGACGACGATACGGCGTGGAATATTGCGCGCCCGATGGGCATTCAGACGATGATCCGGCAGCCGGTGCCGGATGACCAGCCGGACATCGACTGGGTCCGGAACATGCTGTTACGGTGTCAGTCGGAGGCGTTCGCGATTCTCCGGCCCACCAGTCCGTTCCGTACCGCCGCCACCATTCGGCGCGCGTTCAAGCAGTTCAAGCGCAGCGAAGTGCATTCCATCAGGGCCGTGCAGCCGGTGAAGGAATCGCCGTTCAAGATGTGGACCTGGGAAGGCGCCGGCTACCCGATGAAGCCGTTCATGGCGAGCGACCTCGGGGTCACGCCGTGGCATTCCCGACCGACGCAGACACTCCCCACGGTCTACGTACAGAACAGTTCGCTCGAGATGGCGTGGACCTACGTCGTGAGCAGTTACAACACCATCAGCGGGACGAAAATCGCGCCGTTTTTCACGGAGGGGCATGAAGGGGTCTCGATCGACACTGAACAGGACTGGAGCGAGGCTGAACGGCTGGTGGCAGTGGGTGCAGTCCGTCCGCCGGCAGCAGCAGTTCCGCAGTCTCTGTAAGGCCATTCGCACCACCACGCGGCCGATTCTGGTCGGGCCGTGGCGGGGCGAAGTCGGCTTTGAGGTGCTCTACTGGCTGCCGTGGCTGAAAAAGCTGCGGGACGAGCTCCAGATTGCGCCCGAGCGGCTGTATCCGATTACCCGCGGTGGGGCGGGCAGTTGGTATGGCACCCCGCAGGCGCTGGAGCTCTACGCGCTGCGGACGCCGCAACAGGTGCGCGTGGAGAACCGCCGGCAACATGCCCAAACCAGGATGTTGAAGCAGACGCACGTCACGGAATGGGACCGGGAGGTGCTCCGCGATGCCACGGCGCAGTTAGGGGTGCAGGATCCGATTGTGCTCCACCCATCGTGGATGTATGCGCAGTTGACGCCGTTCTGGGAGCAGGTGATCGGGCTGACGCGGCTGTTGGACCACACGACGTTCCAGATTCCGCTGCCCACGGTGGTGCCCCCAGAGACGCTCACGTTGCCCCCACAGTTCGTGGCGGTGAAGTTCTACGCCAGGGCCACGTTCCCCTACGATGGGGCCACCAAGGCGTTTGTGGCGGCTACGGTGCGGCATCTGGCGAGCCAGCAGCCGGTGATTCTACTCAACGCGGACATCCATGTGGATGACCACCTCGATTTCCCGGTGACCGGGCCGAACATCATCCACCTCCGAGACTTGGTGGCCACCACGCCGGAGAACAACCTGGCGGTGCAGAGTGCGATTCTGGCCAAGGCGCAGGGGTTCGTGGGCACCTACGGCGGATTCAGTCAGTTGGCGCTGATGCTCGGGAAGCCGTCGGTGAGCTTCTATACGAAGTGGGAAGGCACCTGCGTGGCGCACAAGCATTTGGCGGACGATCTGGCCCTCCGGGCAGGGGTGGCGACGGTGGTGACCCAGGTCGCGCATCTGCCGCTCTTGGATGCGGTGTATCCGGTGAGCCGAGTGGCGAATCCGGTTGCGCCCGCCTTGCAATCGGCGTAAACTCTGACTCAGATTCAGGAGTCTCCTGCCGCCGGGGATCGTCGGGCGTGTTCGACCGATTCTGAATCACAGGCCGCCGCTGGCTCGGGCGTCTCACAGGCCGCCGCTGTTCGGGCGTTGTCGGGGTTCGGTGTTGAACGGTCAGCGCACCGACTCGGCTCGTTCCTGACCTCCACTGCACAACACGTGTGGCTCGGCTCATTCAGAGCCGGAGGTTTAACGCATGGCGGATTTCACACTCAGCTCCGGCAATACGATGCGCCCGCATCGGTCGCCGTGGGGCGCGTTTCCGGTCTACGGTCGCAAACTCTCTACTGGCATTTCCTCACGCATGATCTTCGTCGGGATGGTGGTTGGCCTCGATACGGCCGGCTCCACCGCGTTCATGGATTGCGTGATTCCGGTCGCCTTGACCTCCGGATCGCTGAATCCGGTGGCGAGCCAGATTGTCGGTGTGGCGGCGGAAACCCCGTCAAGTTCGGTACCGGGCTCGGGCTTCAACATCACCAGCACCACGGTGGGCACGCAGGGCACCATCAGCGTGTGGGAAGCCAACCCGATGGTCGAATACAAGGCGTGGACTCGTTTCGGCCTCATCACGAGTTCGATCGTGGGGCAGCCGAAGGAACTCACGCGCGACACCACGCTCAACATCGATCTGGTCAGTCTGCGGACGTCCTCGTTGGCGACTCCGGCGAACTGCGTGATCGTCACCAGTCTGATTGATAACCCCGGCGACAGCGGTGGAGCGGTGACCTTCCGCTTCAACCAGAGTTCCGGATTCCTGGCGTTTTACAAGTAACCGGTGCGCGTTCGTTCCAGGGTCGCAGCCGATTGAGAACCTCGAGCTGCTCCCTAGAACCCGCACCCTCTAAGAGGTTCTCATGGCCCAAGTCCGAGGAACGAATCCCGATCTCTACGATGGCATAGACAAAACCTTCTACTCGGTGATGAAACAGCAACTCAAAGAGCTGCCGAAGATCTACACCGAGTACTACAACGTCCGCACGAGCGACCGGAAATATGAGCGCGTCGTGACCTATGTGCCCTTCGGGGACACGCAGAACAAGCCCGAAGGCGAAGCGTTTGTGATGGATGAAATCCGGCAGGGCTACACGAAGGATTTCAACCACACCGAGAACGGCCTCGGGTTCGAAGTCACCCAGACGGCGCTGGAAGACGACACCGAGAACATTCTCAATCGTGCCGGTGAGTGGCTCGCGTTCAGTGCGCGGTATGTCGAAGAAGGGCGCGCGGCGAATCCGCTGAACAACGGGTTCTCGAGCGAACTGACGCCGGATGGGGTGAGCTTGTTCAACACCGCCCATGCCCTGAAGGGTGGCGGCACGGCGAAGAATCGCCCGAGCACGGATGCGGACCTCTCCGCGACGTCGCTCACACAGGCGCTGATCGACTTCCAGACGGATCAGAAAGACGATGCCGGCCACCTCGCGAATCCGGTGCATGGGTTCAAGCTCGTGGTGCCGCCGGCCCTGGAGTTCCTCGCGGATCGCCTGGTCAACTCGATTCAGTTGCCGGGCAGTGCGGATAACGACAAGAACCCGCTGAAGCGGCGCACCTGGGAGATCGTCGTCAACCCCAGGCTGAGTGATCCTGATGCGTGGTTCCTCATCGCCAGCAACAAGAGCCAGCACGGACTGACCTTCTATCGTCGGGTCGCCATCACGATGGAACCGATGATGATCGACGCGCGCACGAACAACCGGATCTTCAAGATTCGGCATCGCTTCAGCGTGGGCGCGTGGACCTACGTGGGCCTGTACGGAACAGCAGGAGCGTGATCGATGGGACTCACACGCAATTCAGGACCGGTCTACGGGGCCAAGGGGCTCCTGTGGGTCACCGGGCCCGCCGCGGCGGCCTCCACCAGTGCCTCCACTGTGAACGCCTTCCTCCAGCCGGCGTATGGCAAGCGTGTCGTGCCGCCGTATGAGGACTGGTTTGTTACCGAAGCGTATCTGACCTGTTCGACCGTCTCCACCGTAGTGGCGGCGGCGCAGTGGATTCTGAAGACCGAAGGGGGATCCACGACGGTGCCGCGGTCCAACGGGAACGCGAGCACGAATGCGGCGACCATCCTCACCATCGCGAGTGGTGGCAGCAGCAACATGGGCGTCCACGCCATCGCGGCGGTGACGGCCGGCGAAATCGAGGGCACGTGGTGTCCGGCGGGGAGCACGCTGCGGTGGGTCTCCTCCTATGCGGATGCCACCACCCTGCCGCAGATGCAGGTGATGGGCTACATCAGGTATATCGACTCGACAAGAGCTGTCAGTTAAGGGCCATATGGGTCTGTACGACTTTGCGAATCTGGGGAACAAGCCGGTCAATTCGACCGGCTTTGCTCCTGTGGTCGCGGGCTCCACGGCCACGCTCTACGCCGAACTCGATTCCAGCCAACTCGGCACGGTCAACTTCGTCACCGGTCAATCGCGGTTGTATGCCGTGACGTGGATTGTCGGGGCGGACAGCACCTGCACGTGGCAGTTGGAAACGGCAACGTCTACCGCGCTGGCAAATGGGCAGGATGTGTTCTTCCCGAAGACGTTGGCGGGGCAATCGCAGGAACTGCACTCGCTGCATGACCTGACGAAAGATATGCGGATTCGGGCGCGGCAGTTCTCGTCGGCGGCGACGGGCGCGGCCTACATTTCTGCCGTGCCGTTGGGGTGATATGGCGTGGCGCGATTCCGGCAATACGCCGGTCAACAGCACGGGCGGCACGACGGGCGATGGCATCGTGGTGAATCCGTCCACCGCCGATCTGGTCGCGGAGATTGACTCGACGCAACTGGCACGGATCCTCGTGGGGGGCCAGTCCTACATGGTCAACTGGATTATCGGCTGTTCCACCAATGCCACGTGGCAACTGGAGCAGGCGACATCGACCAGCCTGGCGGCGGCTGCTGTGAGTGATCGGACCTATGTGCAGACCCCGAGCGGCCAGAGTGGGCAGTATCAACTGACCTACAAACTGGAGAAGGGCGATCGGCTGCGGTGTCGGCTGAATGCCGCGGTGACCGGCTTTGCCACCGCGAAGATTTCCGCGGAGCCGTTGACCTAGTGCCGTCCTTTGTGTTCCACCGGAACTACTGGGCGACGAGTGACACCAACGCGGCGCCGATCCGGATCACACGGGGCGGCTATCCGATGTGGCAGTCGGCGGTCATCTTCACCTGCGGGTTCGGGTTCCAGGGGGTGACGATCTGGTGGGCGGTGTTGACGGACTGGCTGGTGTGGACCCGCACCATGCTGGGGTTCTGGTGGCACACGTCGCGGTCCCGACGGCAGGAAGTCGAACGCACGATGACGACGCTGCAGACGCTCACAGCAGCCCGCAGACCGCTCCTGCTGCGCACGGTGGGCGCCCTCGGGCGGTTCGATGACGAACAGCGGGCGGCCCTCGCACGGACGATGGATGCGCTGGACCATGCGGCGTTCCCGGTGGCGAAGCACGCCGTGCGGGCGACGGCGGTCACGTTGGGATTCAACCGGCCGGAGGCGTGGGTGCAGCTCTCGAGACGCATTCGGGCGAGTCAACCGGAAGCCGAGAACATGTACCGGCACATGCATGCCTGTGTGATGGTGCGGGAGACGGCGCTCCCGAGCACGCTCAGCAATCCGGAGCTGAATCTGGTGACCGAACTCGCGTATCAAGGCTTCGCGGCGAGGGTGCGCTAAATGGCAACATTTGGGAGCATCCAAGGCGCGGAACCCTCCACTGTTACCTTCGAACTGCGCACGGTCAAGATCAACCAGAACTCCACGCTCATGCATCAGGAGATCATGAGTCTGGGGGATCCGGATACCTCCAACGCGATTGCGGCGGTCCTGAATGCCGTCCCGGCCTCCACCGCCTGGGGCCTCGTCACGCGGGAAGCGGGCGGGACGCTGAGCAGTCTCGGCGGCATTGTCGTCATTCAGGGCAACTCCACTGTGGCTCCGCTCGCGGGCTCCACGTGGAATGTGCGGCCGGTGCAATCGTCGGCGGCCGATCTGCAGATGACGGCCACGCAGGGCACGAATCCCTGGACCATCGCGGGGAATTCGACGGTCTTTCCTGGCGCCGGGTCGACGTGGAACGTCCGCCCGATTCAGAGCAGTGCGGCGGATCTGCAGGCGACAGTGACGCCGGTCGCGGGGTCGACGTGGCGCACGCAGCCGGGCTCCACGCTCTGGGCGTCGTCGGCGGGGTTCCATTTCGACAGTTCCGGCGCAATGTTGGTGGTGGGCAGTTTCAGTGCGCAGTTCAGTTCCACGAAGGCGGATAACCTCGTCACGGTCTATCAGTCCTCCGCGGCTGAACTCAATGCGTCGGTGCAGCCGATTGCCGGATCGACGTGGCGGACGCAGCCGGGCAGCACGTTGTGGGCGAGTTCGGCGGGGTTCCACTTCGATAGCTCGGGAGCCCTGCAGACGAACGGGCAGTTGTCGGGGACCGTCGGGTTGGACTTCAACACGATGCAGTCCTCGGTCGCGCCGTCGTCGGGGTCGTCGGGGCTGATTGTCCGGCAGGTGATCGACAACCTCATCACCACCGCGAGTACGAATGCGTTCGTGTCGACGTCGCTGGTGATTCAGACCTCCGGCGCGGCGCTGCGCTCCTACGTGACGGCCTACAGCATCCTCACCACGAATGCCGGGCCCACGAAGATTGCCTTCTACAGTTCGGGGGTGGTGCTCTGGCCGATGGTGCTGGCGGCCATCTCGAGTGCGGTGACCGGCGTGAATCTCGCGGTGAGCCCGCCGGGCTATCTCTTCCGCACGATTGGCGCGGCGGATGCCCTGACGCTCCAGACGAAGGGATCGTCCGGCACGGGCTGGCATGTCGGTGTGAGTTATTACCGGGCGCCCTGATGGCGACGATGACCTTTCTCCCGCGGCGGTATACCACGACCTTTCCGGGGACCGAAAACCCGTTAAGTGAAGGCGGGGTGTGGGTGCAGGGGGGCGTGACGGCGGGGAACTTCCAGAACACGCGCTGCACGCCCGGCTATGCGATTGGGGCGGGGCCGAGCTCGTCACCACCCTACGACGATCCGACGTCGGTCCTGAGTGGCGTGTGGGGCGCGGTGCAGACGGCGGAAGGCACGGTGCGGGTCGACGCCATCGAGAACGGCGTGAATCAGGAAGTGGAACTGCGGCTGTTGACGACGATCACCGCGGGGTTCATCAAGGGGTATGAAATCCTGTTTTCGATCACCACGAATGCCTATGTCGAACTGATGCGCTGGGAAGGCACGTCCACCGCGATTGATCAGTTTCACAGCATCGCGTTTTTGGGGAATGGCACCAGCCCGCAGCTGCAGACCGGCTACCGAGTCAAGGCCACGGTGAGTTCGGCGGGCGTCATCACGGCGTTTGTCGATAGCGGCGGCGGCTACGTGCAGATGCTGCAAGGCACGGATACGACGTATCGGGACGGGGCGCCGGGGATTGGGTTCTTCAAGCACGCGGGATCCTCGGGGGCGTTGTCGGGGGCGGGGTTCACATCGTTCACCTGTGTCGGGGCGGCCCGCTGATGGCCGTGCGGCTGTATTTCCTCCCGGTGGAGCACTTGACAGCCCCAGCCTATGAGATTCCGAAATATGTCCCGCATCGGCATCGGGCGGCCACGACGGGGCTCGAGGGGCTGGCGTGGGCGTGGGTGACGTATCTCTTGGAAGACGTCGGGCTGTTGGCGGCCGATGTGACCCCAGCCCAGCACACGATTCTGAATGGGCAATCGGACGTGATCGCGGTGCCGGTGAATCTGGATACGACGCTATCTGCCGGGGCGGTCACTGTGGCCCAGACGCAACTGGAGACGTGGCGCATCCCGAACGCTTGGGTGTCCACGGCGTTGACCTATCGTGAGGTGCTCCGCACGATTTATGCGATGTGGCGTGTCCATAACCGCTACGTGGGGCGCACCGAGGGGCGGCTGTTTGGGGGCGCGGTGACCCTGGATACGACGCTAGGCGAATTGCCGGCGGCGGCCCGTCAACGCCTGGCGGATGCGGCCAGTGATTTCGGCGTGGACACATCGGCGGCGACCGGCGCCACGACGTTGCGCCAGGCATTGAAAGCGTTCGCGGATCAGGTGGCGGATCAGACGTTTCAGGTCGGGACGGTGGAGGTGTAAATGGCACTCCCGGCCACGGACAGCTTCAACGGCACGTTCAACGACACGTTGACCACGTATAGCGCGAACTGGTCGAACGTCGTGGGCACGATCCGGATCACGATTTCGCCGGGGATCCGGCCGGACAATGCGTCGAACTTCTCAGGGTATCGGTGGAATGCCGACACCTTCGCGGATAAGCACTATGCGAAGGGCGTGGCCACCGACGTCTCGCCGGGGGTGAATGCGTCAGCGGGAGTAGGGCCGGCCATCCGGTGCCAGTCGGGTGCCTCGAGTTTTTACTACTGCGTGACCTTCGGTACGGGGCCGCTCGCGTTCAATGGGGAGTGCATCACCGGCACCGGCACGGATTGGGATTCCGGGCAGACCATTGCCGCTGGGGACACCATCGAAATCGGCGTGGATCCGACTACGGCCACCACGATCCTCTTCAAGCGGAACGGGTCGCTGACAGCCACCTATACGAGTAAGAGTGCTCTGTCGGCGGGGTCCGCGGGCGTCTGTGGGTTCGACTCCGATGGGGGCGTGCAGATGACGTCGTGGGAGGGTGGCGACGTCGCGGGGGGCGGCGGTGGCGCGGCCTCGAAAGGTGTGGCCTCGATGACCTTGGTGGGCGTGCAGTGACACTTTTTTCAAGCCTTTATAGCGCACGGCTGGATGAGGAACTCGGCACTGATGACGCCAGCGTGCTGTTCACCACCGCCCGGCGGAAGGCGGGGATTACCCGCGGCGTGCGGGAATTCGCGGAACTGACGGAATGCTTTCAGCGGTGGCAGACGATCACCATCGCCGGGGGCACGGCGGAATACAACCTGAACTCCACGACGGTGATTCCGGACGGGGACTTCATCCGGCTGGCGATGACCCCGGTGGAATTTCAGCACACCGACAAGAGCAGCAACGTCACGATTCTCGCGGGGCCGGACGATCTGCCGCTGGTCGACATCAAGTGGCTGGATGCGAATGAACCCGGTTGGCGGCTGTCGACGGTGGCGAGCAGCATCAGTCAGATGCCGAGTGTCTACTACCTGCGGCCGGATGGCGGGAATCTGTTCTTGGGGTTCTGGCCGCCGCCGTCCACGGGTTCGAGTGAAGCGGCGATCGCGCGGGTGCCCTACATCGCATTGCCGCCAGCGTCGACGGTGGGTGAGCCCTACACGGTCAACAGCAGTGTGCGCGGGGATCTGCGCCCGTTCCATCAGGCGGCGGTGCATTACGCGGCACATCAGTTGGAGAAGTTGCGGCGGGACGATCAGGCGTCCGATCGGCAACTCCAGAAGTTTCTCGGCTATGTGACGCGGTTCCTGCAGAACACGCGCAGGAAGGGCGGACACGCGATTCAGAGCGCGGGGAACTACTTCTCCCGCGCCCGAGGGCGGGGCAGTTGGCAGCAGCAGGATCCGCGCCGATGAGTATCACGCTCCGCTTCGCCTGTGGACACGTCGTAGAACTGGACGATACGGTCACCGGCGAGCCCTCCTGCGCCCTCTGTGGCAACAGTCAGGTGGCGCGGGTGTCGACCAGTCGCCCACCTCGCTTCAAGGGCTGTCGAGGCCCCTACGCGGATGGAGAGGCCCTTCCCGGCACGACGGTGAGTGAGGCGGCCCCGAAAGGCCCGCTGTTGAAAGAAGACGACCATGGCTGATCAACTTCCCGATTGGTTTACTGGGGGCCACGGCTGGGATCCGTCCCGGCTCGGGGACGCGGACACCAACACCAAGTACGCCATTGCGAACTACGCCATCCAGAACGGGCTGAACCTCAACAACCCCGACCGGAACATCGCGGAGCAGATCTTCAACGCCCTCAAAGCGCGGTTCCCGCAGTTGTCGTTGGTGAATCCGGACACCATCGACCTCGGGAACGGCGACGGCACCATTGGCGTGCGGCCGAACGATCGCAACACGAATTGGGATGCACGACAAGGGCAGTGGGGGCTGGACTGGATTGATCCGTATCACTCCAACAGCCAATCGAACAGCGCGCAGGCCGTGGCGGGGACGGCTCCGGCGAATGTCCTTCCCGCGGGCTGGCAGTTCCCGGCGATGCCGCGCGCGACAGCGGGCACGAATCCCTATCAACTGCCCAACACCGGCATCGGGGGCAATGGCCCGGGAGGCATCGGCGTGCCGGATCCGGAGCCCAGCGACATGCCGCCGGGGAGCACGCCGCCGTGGCTGCCGCCGGACAAGTTGCCGACGCCAACTGATTATCCGTCACCGGGGACGTATGACCCGCCGAACGACCAGAAGAACCCTAAGGACTACCCCGATCAGTCTCCCGATCAGTCGGTGGACATCGAGGACATCGTGAAAAAGGCCCTCTCACGGGTGATGATCTAATGCCTGATACCTTCGGTCTCTCGTTTGCCCCGCTGGACCAGCCGAACGCGCAGCAGCAGCCCAATGGCGGCGCGGCGGGGGGCGGGAATGTCTCGCCGGTCCAGCAAGCCATCCAGATTCTGAGTCTGCGCCAGCCGCGGGTGTTCGGGGCGAGTGCGCCGGCCGCGCCACAGCTCCTGACGTCTGCGGGCGGGTCTGGAGTGCCTGACATGCAAGCGCTGCTGCGGGCGCTGCTGCAGCATCTCCAGGGACAGGTGGGCCTGAGCGATCCGGGGATGGGCGCTCTCGGTGGCGGCGGTGGGACGCCTGGCGGCGGCTCCGCGAACACGCTAAACAACCCGCTCGCCAATGTCTTCGGGATGCCGAATGCCGGAGTGAACGTCGCGAACACCACCACGGCGCCGGCGCCGAAGATCGACGTGAACAAGGATGAAGTCAATCCGGTGACGTATCCCGACGCGGAGGAGACGACGCAGACGCAGGACAAGCAGAAGGTGTTCTTCGGCGGCGGGATCGGGAACACGGGTCGCGGGAAGAATCGCGAGTACTGATGCCCTCCCAGGCCAAACCGCGGCCGGTCACGGTGCGTCGGGTCGCCCAGCAGGTGCCGGTCATTGGACCCTCTGCTGGGATGGACTTGCGCACGTCCCCGACGCTGATGGCGAACGAACGGGCCCGCACGCTCACGAACTGGAGTCTCGAGGAACCGGGCGCGTTGGTGGTGCGGCCGGGGTTCGTGCTGTTCTCGAGCGGCACGCTGGGCGTATCGCGGATTCAGGGCGGGCAGCGGGTCTATCTCAACACCGCATTGCCGACAGCCAACTCCACCATCTTCACGATGATCGGCGTGGCGGGGCAGTTGAAGGTGTTGAGCGATTCAGGCGGCGTCAGTGCGGCGGTGCTGTCGAACCTGAGCACGAACGAATACTTCTTCCCCGCGGATCGGGATCTGGTCGCGGTGATGGACGGGAGCACGAACCCCTGGAAGAGCACCAACGGCAGCAGTTGGACCCGGATGGGGATTGTGTCTCCGCAGGCCGTCTCGACGCTGAGCAGCAAAGCCGGTGGGGCATTGAGCACCTCGGAGTTCGAAGTCAACTTCACCTACAAGAGCCGTGGGTTGGTGACGGAGAGCAACGCCTCGTCTGCGGCGTCCACGATTTCACTGACGTCCACCGCGAACGGCTCGATTGAAGTGCAGGCGGCGAACTCCACCGATCCGCAGGTGGATGCCATCATCGTCTATGCCCGCAACAAGACGTCCGGCGAGAGCGTGCGGCGGAAGGTGTCGAGCTTCGCGCAACAGGGCGGCGCGCATTCCACCTACACGATTACGAGCTCGGTCTGGACGACGAACGATGAGGAACCCACCGACCACGACACGCCGCCAGTCCTGTCGTTCGGGGTGGTGTGGAAGAACCGGTGGTGGGCGCGATCGGCGACTCGGACGAACCGGTTGTACTTCACGCAGTTGTTTCAGCCTCAGAGCTGGCCGGCGCTCTTCTTCATCGACATTCCCTTCGAACGGGGAGATTCGATTACCGCGCTGTTGCCGCTCGGGGATGCGCTGCTCATCTTCGGCGCCACGAAGATCTTCGTCATCATCGGGCAGACGTCGCTGGACTTTGAAGTGCGGCCGACGATTGGCTCGGAGGATGGCGCGTTCGGGCCGCGGAGTGTCGCGGCGATCGAGAACGGCGTGGTGCACGCCTCTGCCTCCGGCGTCTACATCTTCGATGGCAATCAGGACCGGCTGTTGACGTTCGATCTGGATCCGGGCTGGCAGGACTTGGTGCAGAACACGGCGTCCGATGCCCTCGCACGGGTGGCGGTGGCGTATCACCAGAAGCGGAAAGAACTCCATGTCTCCGTGCCGCGGCGGTTCCCGAGTGGCACCGATGGGGAGTGGATTCTGGATCTGAACCGGACACGCACCACCAACACCCCGGCGTGGACCTGTACCGATCGGGCGATTGGCGGGTTCATTCAGTGGGACGGACCCGAGACGGTGGCGGGGAATCGCGGCCGGTTGTTCTCGTGGCACTCCACGCTGTCACGGGTGTTCGAAGAAGCGACGGGGATGAGTGCCAATAGCAGCAACCTCCAGGCGGACTATGAAGGCCCAGGACTGACGCTGGGGGCCTTCGTGGGGCGGTGGACGGACATCCGGGGCGAGTATGAGCCACACGCCGGGAACCTGACGATTGAAGCCGTGGTCGACGGGATCTCGCAGGGCACGCAGAGCGTGAGCATCGGCGCGGGGCTGGCGGTCTACGGGACGGCGACCTACGGCACGGCGCGGTATGCCGGCGCCGGCCGCAAACAGTTCACGAAGATGCTGCCGATCAGTGCGAACGGTCGCAGCTACGTGCAGAAGATCAGTTACTCCGGGCAGGAACGGTTCAAGCTGTTTTCGTATCAACCGGGCATCCAGCCCGAAACCCGCAGCAGAGATTTTTCGGACTGACCTATGCCAGCGAGCTATCCGACCTCCGTCTATTCGCCTGCCAGCAAAAACACTGGCGACATCATCCAGGCGGCGCACGTCAACGATCTGCAGGCGGAAGTGACGGCGATTGAAGGCGGGCTGCTGAATGGCACCGCCCCGCTGAATTCGTCCGGCTCCACGATGGTCACGCTGAACGTGACTGGGCTGGTGGCGGGCATCTTTCCGTGTTGCCGGGTCATCAACTCCGCGACCCAGGCGGTGGCGAGTGGGGCCTATACCGGGCTGAACTGGGACGGGGAATCCTACGACTCGCAGGGGATGCATTCGACCAGTGTGAATTCCTCGCGGATCACGTTTACCGCCAGCACGGGGCTCTATCTGGTCGGGGCGCAGGTGGAGTGGTCGGCGGGGTCCACAGGGGGACAGCGGATTGTCAAGATCATGCAGAACGACACCTTGAACATCGCGGCGCAGCGGATCCCGATTCAGGATGCCGATGCGGGCGGCGGCGGGGCGCAGAACGTCGTGGCGCATGTGGTGGCGGCGTCCACGACGGATTACGTCACGGTGCGGGTACTGCAGGATTCCGGGTCGACGCAATCGATTGCGGTCGGTGCGAACTTCGGCTGCAACTTCTGGGCGCAGTATGTGAGCAGCAAGTAAGTGGCTGATAAGGGTAGCGTCGATCTGTACTTGAACACGCTCCCGGTGGAGACACGGGGCCCAGTCGGCGCCGCCATCAAGTATGTGATGGACAACCTGCGGTTCGGGCAACCAGACGAGGGGCGACGGGCGACGAACTTTCAGCTCTACCTGCGGACGTCCACGACGGCGAGCGTGGCGAACACGGAATTTTCGATTCCGCATGGATTGGCACAGCGACCGACGGCGATCTATCCGGTGCTGTTTCTGGATCAGGTGGGGTCGCAGATTGTGCCGTTGACGGTGACGCGGGCGGCGGACAACAACCGGATCTATTTGCGAAGCCCGAGCACCAGTGCGGTCTTCGCTGTTTTCATCGAGGCGTGATGAATCAGGAACGTGTGGCGATTGTCGGGACGGCCGAATCATGGACCATGACCCCGTGGAACGATCCGGGGCTGAAGCTCTATTCCTTGAATGACGCCTATCGGATGAAGGGCTTTCAACGCGCCGATGCGTGGTACGATTTTCATCCGCTCGACAAGTTCTTCTATCCGCCAACCAGTCAGCCGGTGTATGCCCACCAGATCCCCTTCGGGTTCTACGCCCGGCCACAGGGCCATCTGGAATGGCTCGCGAAGCAGACGATGCCGGTGTGGCTGCATCCCGACTTCGCCACGCAGCACCCAGAAGCGGCGACATGGCCGCACGCACATCCGTTTCCACGCGCGGACATCGAAGGCGACTACGGCGACTACGAGACATCTTCGCCAGCCTGGATGATTGCGCACGCCATGCTGAATGGCGTCCGTGAATTGCACATCTACGGCATCCATCTGGCCACGGAATTCGAGTACGTGAAGCAACGGCCGAATTTCGAGTTTTTCTGCGGCTGCATTCTGGGACGTGGCAAGCGCACCCTGACACGGCGTGATGGGAAGCGCTACTACGAGAGTAAGGAGGGCTTGATTGTCATTCCGGAAGCGTCTCCGATTCTGCGGGAGAACTTCCAGTATGCGTTCGACCCGAAACCGGATGCGCATCTCGAACCGCTCAAGTGGGAACTGCACAAGGTGGAAGTGAAGAAGAACCGGCTAATCAAGGCGCTGATGGCGCGGCCAACGTGGTCCCCATGGGTGCAGTTCGAACAGCCGGGGGAGGATCCGTCACAGCCGCCGTTTGTGCGCCGGGAGAAGGCGAGCACGATTCAGATTGAACTGGCCTATCTGACGGCGCTCAGTGCCGATTGGCAGGATCAGTTGCATCGCGCGCAGTTTGTCGCGCAGCAGGGATGACATGGCTGAAGACCCGTCCAATACCCAGAAAGCGATTGCGTTGGCGGCGGGGGCGCTTCCCGGCATCCTCGCGCGGATCTATGGGCCGGATGCGAATTCGAACGTGCCGCCGGAACTCCGGCAGCTCCTAGCGCAGCAGACGCAGCGGAGTGCCTATCAGAATCCGTTGTTCGAAGCGGTGACCGGGCAGGCGTTGGCTGGCTTGCCGGACTACGCGAAGGCGGGGCATACGCTCGGACCATCCATGGGCACAGGTGTGCCGCAGGTGTCAGGCGGGGGCGGTGGGGGCGGACTCGGGGGAGCGCTCGCGGCGGGCGCGGCCGGGGCCGGACTCGGGGCGATGAGCAATCTCCCCATGCAGAAACTGATCGATGCGCTCAAGAAACTGTTTCAGGGGCAGGGACCATCGGTGCAGCGGAACAAGCCGTATCCCGGTGGGGCGTTGACGGGTGGCAATCAGCCGCCGCCGGGGTTCGAGGGCTGGGATGACCCGTGGGCGAATTGGGGCCGTGACCCGAACCAATGGGATCCGAATCTGAATCCTGACGTGACGACCGATCAGTTTCTCGATCAGTGGCCGGAGAGTTACGGCAGCGGCGGAACAGGCGGACAGAGCCCCGATATGTTCCCCGGCGGTAGCGGCAACGGCTTTGACCCGTATGGTGGAGATCTCTGGTAATGGCCTACATCGGACTCACCGGAGACGACGGCTACACCACCTCACGCACCCGCAATCGCAATGTGCTGGGCGATGAGCCGCTCGCGGATACATTCCAGCAGCCGGACGACAAGAAGAGTCAGACCACGTTTCCGGATACGACGGCGACGACGGCGAATCCCGAACTGACCAACGACAATCTGGAGCATGTCGCCGGGGGCAAGCCGACCGGCAATGAGGATGGAAAAACCGCCGTCTCGCGGATGGACGAGAACTTCATCAATGACTACCTGAACGTCTGGGGTGCGGCGCCGGGGGCCAACCCTTCGGTGATGTCGGACCGGGCCTACTGGCTCCGACGCATCAAGGAGACGGGCGGGCTCGGGGCGGACAACCTCGAATACTGGCGCAAGTTGACGCAGCGGGCGGAAGGGGCGCCGGAAGGTGGCACCACCACCACTACCACCGCTCCGGCTCCGACTTTCAATGCGCCCGTCATCGGGAACAACCCGAACGTCTTCAGTGACCCGGCCACGAAGGAGTGGGAACAAGCGCTTCGGGCGATGGTGGACCGGCTGAATAAGCCGACGAATCTGCCCGACTACCAGCCGCTGGTCGATTACATGCGGCAGTACATCGAACAATTGAAGCAGCCGGGCCATACGCCGGAACAGCAGGATCTGATCCAGACGCAGACGCTGGACCCGCTCGAGCGGCAGCGGCAGGCGGCGCACCAGCAGGTGATTCAACGGCTCGCGGCACGGGGGATTGCCCCGAGCTCGGGCATCGTGGAAAAAGCGCTCGAGGATGTCGACCGGCAGTTTGAACAACTCCGCACCAAGACACAGGCGGACTTCAGTAAGGGTGAGATCGAACTGAACCAGTCGAACAAGGATCGGGCGCTCGCAGTGGGCGGTCAACTCGCCGGCCTGGAAGCGGGGATGGCCAGTGGGGATGAACAGCGGGCGACTCAAGCGGTCAACATGCTGTTCCAGTTGCCGCAGTTCGCCAATACCCGGTTGCAGTTGGCGCTGCAGACGCTGGGGAGTGGGCAGGTGAATCCGGGGCTGTTCAGTAACCTCGGGATGTTCCAGCAGCAAGGGCAACAACAGCAGCAGAACGATCAGAACTACTACGCCAACATCGCCGCCCTCATCGCGCAACTCTTTGGAGGAAGTAAGTAGTGTATCCCCCTGCCGATGATCCACTTGCGGATGACACGACGCAAGGCGCGTTGATGCCGTTGCCGGTGCCGTCTCCGGTGCCGCAGGCGCCGATGCCGCCGGGACTGGCCCCGCCGGTCAGTCAGCACCCGAAGCAGCAACTGATGATGCTCGCGGCGCTGGCGGCAGCCATTGCCGGCGGCCGGCGCTCCCCGCTCGGGGGGTTGCCTGGTGGCATCATGGCCGGACAACAGCAACTGCAGCAGACGGCCGATCGCAATGCCGCGCTCCAGGCCCGCGCGCAGGCCCTCCAGCAGGCGCAGCAGGACAAACTGGACCAGCGGGCGCAGCAGGCCGATGCCAACCGGGAACGGATCGCCCAGAGCGTCCTGGCGGACCTCCACACCACGGTGCCGACGCTGAAGGATCCGCAGCAATACGAGGCGACGATTCAGCAGGCGGCCGATGCCCTCGCGGGGATTGGGAAGGGGCGCGTGAATGCGCAACTCCTGCGGCAGCGGTATCCATTCGTGCCGACGTCCACCGAAGACCGGCTGTCGAAGACGGCGAAGGACTGGATGGCGTTCAACGGGGAGGCGTTGAAGAAAGACCCGACGCTGCTTGACAAGGCGATGATTGATTTCGATCTGCAGGATACCGGGACGTCGCAGCGGTATCCGGCGCGGGTGCTGTTGCAGCAGGCGGGCTATCCGATGCTCCAGGGGCAGGACGGCAAGCCGCTGGTGGCGGATGTGCCCGAGCAGGACTTGAGCGGCTCGGAGATGAAGATCCGCACGAAGGCGGCGCTTGACGACTTCGTGTCGAAGAACCACCGCAAGCCCAATCCGAGCGAGTTCAAGGATCTCGTGGACACGGCGAGCCAGACGCCGAAGAGCCCGGCCGAGAAGGAACGGCAGGCGCTGGAGCTCCAGAAGCTGCGCCACGAGATCAATCTGAGCACACATGGGGTGCCGGCGATTGCGGCCGGGACGCCGCAGTATCGCGTGGCGCAGGATCTGGCGTACGGCAAGATGACCTTTCCACAGTTCCGCACGCTGTATGCCTATAGCCGCGATGCGACGGCGAAATTAGGCATCTATCAGTTGGCGTCCGAACTGAATCCCAATTTCAACCCGGCCTCGTTCGAAATGGGGTTCCGGTTCGCGAGCAACCCGCAGACCCAGCGGGCCCTGGCCGCAGTCGATAACGTGATGCCGAACATCGAGAAGGTGATCAAGTTGTCGGACACGATTCAGCGCTCGGATCTGCCTTCGTGGAATGCGCTGTTGAACTCGACGCGCTTTCAGCTCGGCAACCGGAAGGTGACCAACTTCCGGCAGATGCAGAAACTGATTGGTGACGAGCTCGGCGTGGCCCTCGGCGCCGGGACCATGACCGATATGAAGTTGCAGTTGGGCTTGGACGTCGTCGATCCGAACCTCGGGCCGGAGCAGTTCAAGGCGGCGATGGAGAACATCAAGGAGTTCCTCGTCAACCGGAAGCAGTCGTTGCTGAACCAGATGGGGATCTATGGGCAGTCGGGGATGAATCCCGGCGCGAATGATCCAGCGAGTACTGGTCTCGGGAAGTTGGACCGACGCTGATGGCGCAACAGATCGAACCGCTCACCGATGAGGAACTTGGGGCGCTGGTCCCTAAGTTTGACGCGACGCCAGCGCTCGAGAACAAGCTCACCTCAGACGAACGGCGGCGACTGACGAAGATTCGGGCTGATCAACAGATGACGTCTGAGCCGGACCTCTCGGGTTCCGCGGCACCGATTCGTTTCATGGGAGGGGTGGCGCAGGTCATGAATCCGGTGCCGTTCCTATCGGCGTTGAAGGCCGATCCGGGCCAAGCCATTGGCGGGCTGGTGCGGGCGCAAGGTGATCAACTCGGACAAGGGTTCAATCAATTAAAGGGTGCGAGTGGACTCGGGGATGTCCTGGCAGGTCTCGGCCATCTCACCGCTGGTGCCGTGCCGATTCTCGGCCCGGCTGCGGCACATGCAGGGGAGACGATTGCGAGCGGCGATGTGGCCGGTGGACTCGGACAAGCCACGGGACTGCTGACGCCGTTTCTGGGGAAGCCCGTGGCTCGGGGTGCCGTCCGGATGTTGCCAAATGCCGTGGCTGATATGGCGGATGCGGCGTCGAGTGCGCGACTGGTCGAGACGATGGCACCGAAGGTGGGCGCGAAAAAGGTTGAGTTCGGGAACATGGCGGCGAAGGTCGCGCCAACGATTGCCCGAGAACCGGGCATGGGGGCATTGTCGCGAGAGGGGCTGTCCGCGAAGGTCGATGCGCAGTTCGAAGCAGCCAAGCACGCGCTGGACGTGGCCGGCAATGATCGGAATAACGCGCAAGCGTTCCCGACGGGGCCGATTATCGCGAAGCTACAGGAAGCCAAGGCGCGGCTGACTGCAGCACCAGTTGAAGGGAGCCGTACGCTGCCTTCGCTATCTGGTGACGCCGTGCGACAGGTGGGCGTCGACCCATTGCACCAATATGCGCTGCGCTGGATGCTGGACGAGATGCAGTCATTTCCGTTCACAAAACATACGTGGAACGAGGCACCGGATCTGCGCGGGAATGCCGGCGGAGGCCATCTTGACCTCGTGGCTGGGTCCGGTGGAGCGCCGATTTATAAGGCGGTCGTGGCTGAGGGCATCAAGGCCACGCGGGGTGATGTGGCGGCAGCGATTCAGGATGTGCTCGCGGGACATACCGAAGGCGAGCTCCGGCAGGCGGTGGTCCGAGTTGCGCGCGATCTCGCTGAAGGGGGATCGACACAGGGAGACATGCTGACGTCTGGCCCGAACCCAGTGGAGGAGCCTACGTCACGCACATTGGAAGTAGGCCGCGACAAGCCGGCAACTGCTCTGCCGCGCCCGGAGGGGCGTCCGATTGGGGAGCCAGTGGTTCCGACGCCAAACCGATCGCAAGCGTCAGTGATCGACCAAGCGATTGCGGAAGTGAAAGCGCTCGGG